GAAAACCCACATCCCCGGCACCAGGTCATAGTCGCGGAAGTCGCCTGCCGCGGTGTTGAGCTGGAACGTGCCGGCAACGTCAGTGATGGACAGGTCCGAAGCCGGGAACGTGTGACCAACGAGCTTGACCTTGGCCCCGGCAGGAGGGGTTTCCGCCGCCTCGGTCGCCGTCGTCTCGATCAGCGTTCCGGTGACGCCGGACACGACCTTCATGCCGTTGTTGCTGGCCACAGCGAAGCCGCTCGCCAGCAAGATCGCCCCCGCTGCGATGGAGCCGGGGACGGCCGTCGCAGAATTATATCCTGCCGCAACAGCATCGATCACCAGCTCCGGCGTCCGGCGCATATCGGCGAAGAAGAATTCCTCCATATCGCTCTGGAGGTTGTTCTGGGTGACGTCCTCGTTATACCCGCCGTCGGCGTTGAGATCGGTAACCGACCCCTTCTTCCGCTGCCGGGAGGGTGAGAACGGCCGACGAGCCGTCTTGACATATTCCCCGCCCAAGGCATCGAAGGAGTTTGGCTCCCGCGTCTGCCATGTGCCGGTTGCCGGAACCTCGCCGAGCACGGTCTCCCTGATCTTGTAGAAGCCAACGAGGTTGGAGTCCTGCTTTTGCACCGCCATGATTTTATCCCTTTGTCTGATTGAACTGGAAATCTACAATGACGTTCCAGCGATACCACGTCCCGTCCGCCTCCAGCTCATTGATCCGAGGGTTGCGGAACCAGACCCCGGACGCTGTTTCAGCCGCCATGAATATACATTGCACGAAGGCGGCCAGCAACTCCCCAGTCGCGTATGCTGTTGGGCTCTTCATCGGCGCGAAAAGCTGGACAACAAGAAAGCCATCGGTCACATATTCGGGCGGGGACATACCTGGACCGTCCGGCATGATATGTGCTCGCTGCCTGGTTGTGACGAGCTGGGTCGATGCCATCGCCCAGAATTTATCCGCGCCGGGCGTTGCTGCCTTCTCAACGCCTTGGTAGCGAATCTCAGGGACGGGGCTGACGATCGTGCCGGCTGCCCACTTGTCCGCGAGCAGCGCAAAAATCTCTTTACGGGCCTGCTGCGGCGTCGCGCTCATGATTGCACCAGCAGGTAGTAGAGGACCGGCGTTCCGTTGGGGGCGACGGCATCGATCTTCTTGACCGAATAGACGCGGCCGTCCGCCCGGGTGATCGTGTCAGTCAGCTCGGGGACAAAAGGGACGCCTCCTTGCATCAACCCCAGCTCGGCAGACTCGGGAACGTCGGTCCCCTTCATTGACTGGCGAAAAGCCATCGGCATCATGGCCACGTCCCGCGACGAGAAGAACACGATCTCACAAGGGACAGGGCTGGGCTCGCTGCCCTCGGTCGGGTAGCCCGGGTCGCCGCCCGCCACAGGCCGCGGCTTTTGCCACTGGCATTGTGCACCAAAGGCGCCAATAAGTGCCTTTGCAGCGCCAATATCCTGTGTGTAAACGTCCGCCACTACGCTCTCACCGTCTTGAGGCCGAAGGAGCCCGCATCACAAAGGTGGGGAGAAAGGTAGGCCATTGCGACAACCAGGCGGGGCTCAAGGCCAAGGCCGCCGGCAACTTCGTAGAACTCGCGCTCAAGCGGGCCGACCTTAACCTTGCTCAACTGTGGGTCGAGAGCGCCGGAAGGGGTCAGGACGATGCCGCCAAAACTGTCAACGGCAAGCTGAGCCTGCGCCTGCTTAATGTTGCGCGGAATCGTGTGGGCATAGTCTTCGGCGGTGTCGCCATCGACCAGGCCCATACGCGGAAACGGAAGTTCCTGGTCGATGGCGACAACGTCACCCCGAAAACAAAGGGTCCGGAAGTAGTCCATGGCCTTGATGGCGTGAAGTGTGGCGGCGGCATCGTCCGGGACGACCACACCGCGCGCTGCTGCGTATGCGATGATCTCGGCTTCCGTGACGAAGGATGTTGCCCCCGTGACGACCGTCCCATCTTCAACGATCAAGGCCATGCGTGTTACGCAGCGGGGGCCATGACGCCAAGCGCGACCAGCACGGCAGCAAGGTCGGCGGCCGTGGTGGAATACGTGGCGGGGGCCGCCCGTGCGGCTGCGAGGGCCGCGCTGGCGGCCGCATCTTCGAGCTGCTCGGGCTTCGTCTTGGGGATAACGTTCTTGATGGCCATGTTATTCCTCCGTATCGATTGCGCGCCGGGTGACGCGGGTGCCGTAATGGGTGGTCCCATCGATGATGTTGGCTGCGATGTTGCGCGCGAGCTTGCCCCGGATCATCGTGGCTTCGGTGTTGATCCGAAAAAGCGCAACCGCGGCATCCAGCTCGGCCTGCTCGGCGTCGTCAAGGATGCTTGTGGATTCTTCGTCAACGGCAGGGGCAGGGGCCGGCGTTGCGGCGGTCGTGACGGGCTGCGGAATCTCCGCGCTGTCCCCAGCCTTTGCCCAAGGCGAGGCGGGCGCAGGTGCGGGGGTCGGGGAGGGGGCAGGCGTCTCGGACTTTGGGTCCGGATTGTTCGGGGCCTTGGCCATCGGATGTCCTTTCTTGTTGGAAGAAAAACGGGGGCCGAAGCCCCCGTTCCCCTTGGGTTAACCGTTGGTGATGAGGAAAGCGAGCGGAATGTTCTTCCGGTCGATCACCCGATCCCAGTTGGCAGCCAAAGCAAGGTTGGCATCCGTCGGCGAGATGTTGTTGACAGTCTTGCCGGTCGGGCCGGTCACCGTGTTGCTGGTGAACTGATAGCCGAAGGGGTGGATCACCCACGTCTTGCGGGTCCAGAGGTTCTCGACACCGGCACCGTTGCCCTGCGCCGCTTCGCGCTCGACCTCGGTCGGAACGAGGGGGGTGCCTTCGCCGTAACCGAAGGCGGCTTCGCCGAAGAGCATCGAGACGTAACGAAACCCGCTGGTGGTGCCGGCGATGACGGGGGCACCGTCATCGACCACGATCCGACGACCGAGGTAGGTCGGAATGGTGAGCTGCCCCTGCGAGTCCGGGATATAGACAATGTCATCCCCTTCGATCATGCGCTGCATGACGACCGAGTGGACGACCATGGTCCGAATCCCGTCCCAGCGATCACCGAGGGTGAAAGTGGCCGAGATGAGGGCCGACCGCGAGAACAGGTTTGCGGCCGTGGCAGCGTCGCCGTCCTGGATCGAGATGTCATGGACCATGTCCGAGCTGTCCTGAGCGACGTTGGCGAGAAGAACGCCGATCGAGCTCGCCACCAGCCGGCGCTGCCAACGCTTCGTCCAATAGCTGTCCACACGGGCGCGGATGCGCCGCATGGCATTGCCGCCCATGGCGAGCTCTGCGGCAAGATCGGACTCCGACCAGCCTTGGTTCAGGAACGCCTTGCGGGCGATCTGCTCGCCCTGCTCGATGGTCTTCGGCACGGCAACATCGCCGGGGGCGTCGTTGGAGTAGTTGGGCTCATCGGCTGCGTTGAGATCACGCCAGAACGGGAGCTCGGCGGTCTTGCCTGGCGAGTTGGCCAGGTTGTCGAGCATCGCATTGCGCGCGATAACGCCGGACGCGAAGAAAGCGGTCTTCTCGGGGCTGTCCTCGGCCGGGAGGTCGTTGAAGATGGTCACATCGATGATGTTGGCAAGGCGAGACATGGTATTCTCCGTGTGCTGGGGTTTGTTGGGTGCGAGGGCGAGATAGGATTACTTGCCCTTCTGGTGCTCGGCGCGGAGCCGGTCATAGCGGGCAGGGTCTTCCTTGCGAAGCGCAATCAATTCCTCATCGGTATGATCGAGCCACTTCTTCTCGGCGGCACCGCCGCCCGAGCCGGGTCCGCCGGCACCGCCGCCAGAACCCTTACCGCTGATAATAATAGCGGCATATTTCGGGTTGGCAAGCAGTTCCTGCTTGAGCTCGTCAAGCGTCTTTGCCGACGGGGCACCGGCCTCGTCCAGCACGCGGGTGAAGTAGCGCCCATCCGCGCCCTTCTCGACCTTGAGACGCTTCTGGATCACGTCCTGAAACAGCTCTGGCACGGTGCTGATCTCAGCCGCCGTGGCCACCGCCGTGTTGGTCACGAGCAGACGCTCGATCTCACCGGTGAGGGACGAGGTCTCATTCTTGGCCGCATTGATGGCCGCATCCAGCTTCTGCTGCCATGAGGCTTCGATGGCCTGGACGTCCTTGCCCTTGTCGGCCTTGGCGGCGGTCAGGTCGTTGGTCAGGGTTTCGATCTGTGCGGTCGCTGCCGTCGCCGCGTCCTTGGCGGCCTTAGCGTCGTTCTCGGCTGCCACACGGAGGTTCTTCTCGTGCTCCTTGGCGTTCTTCAACGCGGTGACGTCTTCCACGTCCTTGCCATCGACCTGGAGGACGAACTTACCGTCCGCCCCCTGCTTGTAGAACGCCTTGACGGCCTCGTCCAGACCGTCCAGTGTTTCGAGGATACGCTTGAGCATGATAGTTCTCCCTTAAAGGCCAGCACGCCGGAAGGCGTTGGGTTTGAGCTTCCGCATCTCATCCAAGGTCAGGGGTTTGAAGTTCCGACCAAGGTTCAACTTCGCAAAGGTTGCGGCACTCATCCCACCCTTGCGAAACAATTCCGCTCTTGTCACCCCTAAAGCGTCATCTTGAAAGGCGGCGGGTTGTGTTTTAAGCCACTCGTAATATGTGGCCCCGCCGTCAACTGGTTCTACACCGCCCGCACCTGTCGCTGTCCGCTCATCCCGCCGCGTAAAGCGACCGGAAGCGTCGCGCCTCAAGTAGCGCCCAGCGATCTCCGCCGTGATGCTTGAGCGGCAGTTAACATGAGCAGGGGGCAGAGGCCCCTTGCCAAACTTAAACACCTGCTGGTCGAGTGACCGGCAGATTTGAGACGTCTTGTTGTCAAGGATGGATATCCAGCGGTAGCCCATCAACTTAACATTGTCCCCGACCTTGATCCCGGCGCGCTTGGCTGCGCGGCTCGTGATGGAGGAAACCGTCCCCTCCGCTGTCACCTTGATCCGCCCTGCCCCACGGAGCTTGAAGATCGTCTTGTCCATCGTCCGGGCGCGGGCGCTTGCGGAAACATGCTGGACAGCCGTGTTGATCGTTGCCGACGTATTGCGCCGGGCACTGCCAAACAAACCGTCCACGAAGCGCCCTTCGTTGGTGCCGCGGTAAGCGCGGATCACCTGCGCCCTTGTCCAGTCTTCTGCCGCGGCACGCCGCATAAGATCGGTTGATCGCCGCACCTCGTTTGCCGCCCAGCCGACGAGCCACACAGAAAGCAGCGCCCCGGTCGAGCCCATAGGCTGTTCCTGGACGAATGCCCACACGGGGGCTGCGTCGTCCTCGGTGACCGCTTCGATCTCAGGGACGAGGACTTCGTTGATGGATTCGAGCTCAAACTCCTGCTCGAATTGCGCGAGGGCGACGAACTCGCTCAGGAGGGAATCAATCCTTTCCTGATAGGCCCCCGCCTGCCCGTCGCGAAGCGCGTCCAGCAGGCGGCGACGTTGGACGGCGGTCAACACGCCCATCCGCTCAACGCCAAAGCGATTGAGCAGGGCGACCAGGTCACGATTGAGCTGGACGAAAAGCTGATCCGTCGCCTTGAGCAGCCCAGCCTTGAACCGCTCAAGATAAACTTGATGCCGTGTGGCAATGTCAACTAGTTCTTCACTGAGCATTGGCTGGGTCCGTCATGTCGCCGGTGGCGTCGGCTTCGAGCGCCAACGCCTCCTCTCGGGCCGATGCGATGGACTCCTTGGCTACTTCGTCGTCCTCATAGGCGACGCCGGCCCTCTTGAGGTTCCAACGCATCTCATCCCAAGTGATCGCTCCCTTGAGCCAGGAGGCGACGATGTCCGCCCGTTCGGCCGGCCCAAGCGAGGCGGCGGCGAAGTCGGTAGACAGCTCGTAGTCGATGATCTCAAGATCTGTGACCACTGCGCCGTCAACAAACTGCCACGCCCAGCGCAAGCACTTGCGGTAGGCGTCGGACACGTTGCGAGCGGCCGTTCCGAGAACGCTGTTATCCATCACGCTGTCAATCGCCGCCTCGGTGGCTGTCTGTTGTGTTCCCGTGTTCTCAACGAGCTTGGCACCGAGGGCGACCATCTGAGCCTCCTTGTGCTCCATCGCTTCCTTGCAAACCTGGTTTGGCGCAACCTGCAAAAGCGTGGCGTCTCCGCCGACCGGCAGGGCGATTGCCCCGCGTGAGCCGAAGCGGATCCTGCCCTTCAAAACCTCGTCTACCCACTGCTTCGTAAGCCCGGTCAAGACTGGGGTCGCCTGGCCGCAGATAAAGGACGATTCTTCATAGTCCGCAGAGTTGCAAAAGTGCGCCTTGTTGAGCTCGGCCAGGTCGAGCAGGGGCGGACGATCAACTGCCCCCGTGTTTTCCTCAGCCCCGACGAAGGTAAACGGGATCTCCCGGAAGGGTGCGCCATTGCCGTCGGTCGGCATGTAGGTTTCGCTCGGCTGGCCCCCGTTCCCGTCTGGCCACAATTCCACCTGATAAACGAGACCGCCGACGCCCGGCACTAGCCGGAGGACGCGGTATCGGATATCGAAGTCCTCGGCAAAGCCATCATCATCGACAACGACCTGCTCCTTGAGCACAACAAGGCTCAGATAAACGCGACTGCCGACGGTGACGGTGCGCCAGTTGATGACCTGCTCCGGCTCGTAGCGCGTGATGGTCGGGCGGATGTTGCCCTGCTGGGCCTGGAGCACAGTCACCGGCCCCGCGGTGCGCGGGTAATCGGTGAGCAGCCCGGCGCGCCCCAGCGACACGGTCGAGGACAACGTCTTGGCCGCCTGCTGGTTGATGCTCATGCCCGAGCCGTCAACATCGACCAGGAGGGGCTCAAGCAGGGTCGGAACCTGAACCGCGGGGTCGGTCTGAAACACAAGACCCACCAGGCCGCGCAATGTCCGCCCCGTCACACCGTAGAACACGGCGCGGCCGAGGTAGCTCTCGTAGCGGTCCTCTCGGGCCTTCTCGTCCGGCTCGTTGGGATCAGGGTCGGGCAGATAACGTGTGCGCTTCTTCTTCATCGCGCGCTGCCCAGCAACACAGTCGCGGATCAGCTCGTAGTCGGGGATGCGCTCGCTCAACGCAAGAAGAACAGTATCAACGGCCATGATGCCCCCTCAGCTCACAAAAGTGGTCGGGATATCGGCGAGGAACCGCCCGCCGCCCGACAAGACGCGGTAGCGCGTGTCGTCCCAGATGTGATCCTCTGCGCTCGTGTCAACGTCGTCCATGTTGTCCTCGTCTCTCGGCAGCGTCGGAATATACTTGACAAACTGGCGGCAATTCGCCGTAACGTATAGGCCCGGGCCAACCCCGTCAACTGCCGCTTCGAGTCTGTCGCGCGCAACTTGAAGACCGATCTTCCGCGATCCCGGGGCCTTGTCCGAAGGCTCCCAGTCGATGCCCTCGTCCGCCATCTTTTTAGCTATCGTATCGGTGTCCCGCTCGTTCACGTTGTTGATCTGATTATCCGCGGGACCGGGCGACGGCCGCCGCGCCACCCAACCCTCGGCAACCAGCGCCGCTTCCCGCTCGATGATGCCCTTGGCGACCTTGGTGGCGGACATCTTCAGACCCTCGTTTGGGTGCCCTGTTGAGCCATACCACTCGGCTATGCGGATCAGCGTGCCGGCAGGAGGGCAGAAGGTCGTGCCGTCCGGCATGATCGCCTCCTCCCCGTTCGCCTCGGCCCACCAGCCCACACTGAACGGGTGAGTGGAGCCCCAGTCAAAAGAGCGATCAACCCGCCAGCTATGCGGAACTTTGAAGCGGGGCAGGATGTGGACACCGGCGTTCCAGACATCATCGAAGGCCCCGCCGGCCACAATATCCCAGTCTCCCCACAACCAGGCCTTCCGCTTGTTCTCGTCGCGGATCGATTCCAGCTCCGCGACGTATTCCGGGGCCAAGTAGATATTTTCCTTGTAACTGCCGAAGATGCGGACATGATACTTGACCAGGTCAACCCGCATCTGTGTCCGGGGATTAAAGACGTTGTAGTCCTTGCGTATCAGCTGCCCGGGCTCGGCGGCATCGATGAACCGTTCCTTCACCCAGTTGTGGCCGGGGCCGTATGGGTTGGTCGTCGCAAAGCACACGAGAGGAATCTCTGGCAGGTATTCGATCTGCGACGAGCTAGGGTCAATGATCGGATGATCCTGCGGACGAAAGGACGAGCGATTGCAGGAGAACATCGCGTCAAAGAGTGTCGGCATGGCATACTTGCACAGCTCGTTCCATCCGATGAAAGGGAACTCCTGACCGTGATAATTCCAATAGTCAGCGTCCCTCTTTACCTGCCGAAACAGAAGCTCTTCCCCAGTTTCCCACACCCACTTGAGGTCCGAGGTTGAGGACAGGAACTTGGGCTTGGGGCCATCGAGCTGCGGAAACCAGCGGAGCGACTTCGATATAAGGTCGTCCAGGTTCTTATACTCGCGGTCGAAGATCACGCCGCGCCAAAAGCGCCCGTAACCGCGGCCAACGTGCTTCCGGAAGGCCATCAACTGGGCGTCGGTCTTGCCTGGCCCGCGTGTGCCTTCGTAAAGGATCACATGGGCGGGGCATGCAAGGGCGAGGGCCTGCGATCCATGTAAAGGGGTCCACCCGACGTTCTCAAGCACGGACGTCCGCTTTCAGCTTCGCCTGCTGCCCCATTGCGTTCCGCTCCCAGTCTTCCACACTGGGCGAGTAGGGGATGAGCAGAACGCCGCCCCGCACCCCTTGCGCCTTGGCAGGGTCGTCCGGGGGCAGGTGCATTCCCATGAGCTTGGCCAGCTGCCCCCATGCGGCGACCCGGGCGGACGCGCTTGCGCCCGGCCCGTGGTAGCATGCTTCTTCGAGCAGCCCGTAAAGGATGCGCTCCCGGGAGACGATCTTGTCAGATTCGATCCGGTGGATATAATCCCGCATTGCCTGCTGGACATACGGATCGCGCTCGTATCGCTGAGCCTTCTTGTAGAGGGCTTGGGTCGAGGCGTCGGGCTTGGCCCAACCTAGGCGGAGCAGCGCCTTGACAGGGTTAAAGTCGATGATAAGCTCTTTGGCAAAGGCCTGCGCTTGCAGGCGATCAACCCGGAGCCCCTCGCCGCGCGCTGTTGCGGACGTCCGATGGGCCTGGATTATCTCGGGGGCGACGTTGGGAAGCGGGGGATCCCACGGCTTGCGCTCGCTGTCCTCGATTGCGGCGTCCACCACTGTGTCGCTGCGCTTACGCTTCCATGGCTCCTCAAACATTGCTACCCATTCCCTAAACCGGCACCGCCGCTCGTGGGAACCTCCCACGCTCGGGCAACGTAACGGCAGCCCAGCGTAGCCGGCAAGCCCCGTTCAGAAAATTCCTAGGAACCTCTTGCGCCTTGTGAGCGCGGCCCGCATCGCCGCGTCTCGGGCGCGGCACTCGGCCTCGAAGCGAAAGATTGCTTCCTTGTCATCGTTGGCCAGGTCGAGCTGTCCTGTCTGGGCGTCGGCAAAGGCTGCAAGGCTGCCAGCCGTGCGAACTGGCGGGATCGGGGCGGACGGAGTCGGGGCACCGAGGGTCTTAGCTATCAGGCTCAGACACGTTGGCGCAGGCGGGGTCAGATTGAGTTGCTTCGCGCCGCAAGCACAGAGCATAAAGAAGGCGCTCATCCACAGCAGGAGGAATAGGGTCTTGCGCGCCAGGCGCGGCCATGATGCGGATGGTGTTCTCACGGGTGATCCTTTCTGTGACGATCTGCCGTTCCACTTTGTCGGCCGTGGCATCGACCGCGGCTTGAGCGTTTTCCGATTGCACGCCTGCCGCGGCACCGTCAACCCTCGCTGCGATGGCTTCATCTTGGAGCTTGTCGGGTCTGATGAAGAACCACCACACGAACCACCACAGGAGCGCAACAACGAGCAGCGCAGCCGCGCCGGCGATGATCGGATTGGCTTTTGCGCGGCGGATCATGTGTGCTCTCCATAAACCTCTGGTTTCGGGGCTCGCATCTTTTCCCAGCCCCGAATCCCTATCACCAACGCATCGAAACCGAGCATGGCGTAAAGCTCGTCTGATGGGATGTGAATCCCTCGCATTGGCAACAAAACGAGAATCAGCCAGGCATTGCAGGTGCAAGCCCAGCCGATGATCGGCCGCCACCAGGCCGAGGTAGCGGCGAGCCTGCGAGAAACAAGCCCGATAACCAAGGGTCAGGCCTTAACCACAAGGTGACGATCACCGCTCCGCCACATCCGCTCCCGGACAGAGCGGGGCAGGATGATGCAGCCCATGCTCGCCGTCCCCGGTGCGCGGATGCTGTCACCGTGGATGCGGAACGCGCTGCGCCCGGTCGGCTCGTGGATATCGTCAACCTTGGAATCGTCGGTCGAGTGGAGAGTGATGGTGAAGGGACCAACCCGCTTGCTATTGTAAACCCCGGCCATCAACCAGTTGCCGGCAGGGAGTGGTCCGACGCCGCGGACACCTTGCATGGAGGGGTTGTTTTTCCCGCGCCCTTTTCCTGAGTAACCCCGGCTCACAAACTGCCCGTTGTGGGTCAGCTCGCCGCTGCTTTGGTCATACACCCATGCCATTGCTGTTCTCCCGTTCTTCCTGTTGTTTCCGTTTGATGCGGTCGAGAAAAGCGCGGGCGTTATTCTCCGCCACGGCGCGTTGCTCGACTGTCTCTGCGGTCAAAATGGCTTCAAGGTGATCCAACGCCTGTTGGAAGAGGTAGAAATGAAGCTCCAGCGAGCGGAGCCCCTTGACCTCTGCGCGAAGCGTTGCCACCTCTACCTTTGCCGCTGCCATCTCGGCTCGCGCGCCCCCGAGAAGCTCAAGCGTGAGATCATCTCTGTGCTTCGAGACTGTGGCAACGTGCTCGTTCCGGAAGCGATAGGCCTGGACCAGCCATGACATTATCGCCGCAGCCCCGGCGAGGAGCCCTGTTGATACTAGGTCTAGCACTGTGCCGACTGCCTTTCGTTAGAGGACCCTCGGCCCCCCGTCGCACAGCTCTGCGCGGCCTGTCAACACAGACCCCGCCATAACATCGATTTAACGCTGGATTCTCACCCGTGCGCGGCTAGCGCAGATGACGCCTCCGGGCGATCATCACCATCCACGGAACGCGGATTCCTTGGGCGTCGTCTGTGTGACCCTCGAAGATGATGGTGTTGGCATCGACCAGAGCAGCACCTATGTCCACAGTGCGCCAATCGGGTGCCGCATCGATCTGTGCGGTGGCAGCCTTATACCAATGGGTCAGGCTTGCCTGCTTTGGAGGGTGGAAGCCCTTCATGGACTCCACCCTCCCGTTCAACGAGAACGAAGCAACCGCCATCAGTCGAGCCGCGAGCCGACGGTGGCGGCGAGGCCGAGGCGATGGGCGAGGACGCGGGAAAAGGCCTGCGCCCCGGCGCGCTGGCAGTCCATGTCCTGCCCGTTATATTCGCCGGGAGCCCAGAACTGCCAGCCACGGGGATAGCCCTTGCTGCCATAGTAACCGCGATCCTGACCGCTCTCGTTCTTCCGGCACCAGCGGGCGAGCGGGGTCGTGCCGTCAATGTTGACCCATGCGAACCCGCAGTTGAAGGGGAGCTCCTTGTGGTCAAGAACCCACTGCTTCATCGCCTCGGTCGCTGCCTCATGTGCGTCTTTGAGCACTTCGGCCAGGTGGTCGTTCTGCGTCATGTGTCGTCTCCCGTGCCGTTGATCGGCATGGACACGTTAGCCCAAGGGGGAAGGAATAGCAATAGAGAAAGTGGCCCGTTCTGTTTCCCGGTGGAGCCATACCGATGCCAAGCAGCCTTAGGCTGCGAGGCGGAGTGCCGTTGCCGGCGAGTTGTCGTTGGCAGTTGCCTTCTTGTCAGCATCACGGGGCCAACCTAACCGGGCCGCGTTCCTCATCCCTTGCGCCTGTCGATCCTGGTTCGCCCCCAACATGAGCACAGGGCCTAAGCTCTATGAGGAGCCGCGACAACGACAGCCCTGTGCTCATGGTGGAGGCGGCGGGTGCTGCCCCCGCGTCCAGACGCTTAAAACTCGGACCGAATAACGGCCATACCCCTTTCGGGGATCTCGTGCTTAGTCGAGCGGCGGCAGGGGGTTGTTCTTGCGCCAACGCTTGCGCTGGATCTGCCACCGAGCGACGAAGTAGGATCGGAATCGTCCAAACATCACTTCTTGCCCTTCTTCTTCTTCGACTTGCGCTTGTAAGGCATAAGTCCTCCTGGTTACGCGGGGTGCCGTCAGCCCGGGGTATCCGGCGGTCACTTGCAGCGGCCCGATCCGCGTGCCTGATTTGGTAGGGCACCGGGCCTGACCCCGGATCACCTTCCCGCAAGGTTCGCGCCTTGCTTCCAACTAACTTGAGGGCGTTTCTCCGATCCCGACCGGCGCTATTGCACAAGCTGTTGCCCCCTGATAGCAAGCGGACGGCGAGAATGTCAATGGGGCTTGCGTTCCCCGCTCTCGTAGAACTCCCGCCCGTCCCAGCTGTTATGGACCAGGCACATGGCCCCGCGCCCTTCGTCCACGTAAACGGGGTGGCACCAGCATTCCTCGTCCAGCTGGTGCGGTCGATCATCGAGCGTCGGCAAGGCGTGGAACACAACTGGGCCTGCCGCGTCAACGTGGAACATGGGCAACGTAATCCAACCCCACTCGTGGTCTTGTTCCTCGAAAAGCAGGGGGCAAACGGGATAGGGGCTAATCCGCACAACCGCAGATCCCTGTCTCGTCGCCGCAGACATGACAACGCGGGTGGCCGGTGCCTCGGTTGCAGGCGGCGCAGTAGCTGGCAACTGAGACCCCGTGTTGGCAGGTGTCCCAGTCGTCCAGGACGCCGTCCTCGATCCCGAGAAGCTCACAATAGTCGGAGGCGTTCATGCGACGGGCCAGGTTCTTGAAGTTCTGTTGTGTCCTTTCCCTCGGCTCAAAGCCCGGTCCCCAACGCCTACCCATTAGACCCTCCACCCCGGCATGGGCCGCCCTGTCCACACGGGTGGGCGCTTGTCGAGCAGCCAGCGGGCGCTGAGGTAAAGGCGATAGGCTTCGAGTGTGTCGGGAACGTCTCGGAAGTCAAGGCCAAGCGCCTGGTTACTGGCTGCGTTGTGGAACGTGAAGGCGGGCGGCTTGTCGCGCTTGCACCACTCCATCCTGCCGAAGCGGACGCGGTGGTCGGCGATCATGGCGTCCAAGTATTGCTCACTCACGCAGCGCCGTCCATAGGTCTTGGTGTAGAGAAGGTTGCAGGCGAGGGCATAATGCCAGCCCCAAAGCCATTGCCGCGGATCGGCAGCGAGCCATTGGATCAGGCCGTGCTCCGGCTGGTGCACACCATAGGGCGCGGGGAGATCCAGGACGGCGCATGCCGTGCTCAGGATAATGACCGCCTCCGATGCCTGCCGGACCAGGCGCTTGTCGTCCAACGCCTCGGCCGAGGCCCAAGGGCTGTTGCTAGTGGGGAATATGTTCACAGCGAATCCTCTGGCTCGATCTGGTCGAGCGTGTCGCGGATCATCTGACCGATGATCGCCTGCAACTGCTCGGCCGTCTCAGCGATATCCTTGCCGATGATGGCGTGGATGGCAAGGGCGAACCCCGGCAAGTCAACGATGCCCTCGCCGTCCAACGTGTAGGTCTCGTCCCAGTCCTCCAGCGTCGGATAATCGATGCCGACGTCCGGATCTGCGGGTGACCAATATGTTGGCTCGATCTCGACCTCCATGGTCGGCCAGCAGCCGGGATCGGCATCGTCGGTGAGCGTCAAACGCTCGCAAAGGTTTTCCAGGTCAACAGCTTCGCTCATGTGTGGTTCCTTCCTAGATGAGGCGTTCGCCAACGTAGAACAGCGCAAGGCCAAAGGCAACCATCCCGGACGTCCCAAGGACGCGGTCGAAGAAGCCCTTGCCCCACGGGTGCGAGCTGAGCCCGGACACCAGCAGGACGAAGGACGCCGCGTAGAGGATCAGCAGGACGACGATCAGCGGCAGGTGTCCCATCACCCCTGCCCTCCCCAGCCATAGATCGCTTCGTAGTCGTCTTTGCTCAGCCCAACATCAGCGCCGGGATCGTCCTGGCCCGTCTGCATGATCTCGTCCAGGATCTGCTGCCCGTCCTCGAAAACTTCCGACGGCAACAGATCGACCATCCGGACGGCGAGGACGAGCGCGGAGGCGTGCTCCCACCCAATCAGATCGCCGCGTGTTGTTTTGCCGCGCAGCATGTCCTGGACAATGCGCTCGGTCAACGTGTGGAGGAGCTGGTGAATGGCAGGGGTGAGAAGCTCAACATTCGTCCCGAGGTTGTCGCCGTTCATGGCGAACCGAAGGGCGTCCATTCGTTCCTCGAACTCGACCTTGATGCTGTCGGAGGGAGGGGCGGGGGGCTCGTCGGCAAGCGGCTCATCGGTGGGGAGGACGATCCCGTGGATATCGTTGCCGGAGATGCGGGCGACCACAGTCTTGCCGATCAGCTCGTCCGTGTCGCTCACTACGGTGAGGCCTGCGCCAAGGACGAGACGCCCTAGCTTGACCTGAGCGACCTCTCGGGCCACCTCGTCCTCATGGTTTAGGTAGCAAGCATAGGGGACATCCGCGCCGGCGACGTCTAGCATAAAGACGAAGCCGTCCGGAACTGAGGTGCAGCCCTTGATTGTTGCTTGATAGTCGATGGCCATGTTACTTGCTCCCGAGCTTGAGGGTCGATGCCGAAGAAGCCTGCCGGTGCAGGCCGATGGAACCCGCAGCGGCGCGGCTGAGGCTGTCCGAGACACCACGCGACGTCCGCGCCGGGGCGAGATCCGGGTAAAGCGCCAGGAACTTTGCTTCGACCTGGTCGAGGATCACCAGTGCATTGCGCCCTGCTGCCGTCGCCGGGGCCGATGCCTTGTTCTCGACAACGAGACGCCAGATGCGGCTGATGAGTGCCGCGGCAACGCGCTTAGCCTGCCCCTGCTCGCTCATGCCCGTGATGGCGGACAACGCCTTGGCGTGCTGCTTGACCTGCGCCACGATCCAAGGATACATGAGCTCGGCCGTGATGACCGCGGACTCCCGCCCCACCAGCTCAACTCGCCACATGGGGGCGCGTCCGCCGCGGCCGTTGGCATCGTAGCCATCGAAGCAGTAGGCGCTGCGAGCCCCGTAGAGCGCGCCGACGGCGCAGTAAAGCTTCCACTTCCATGCGTGGCCGCCCTCGGCCTGCCGATAACCGAAGTGCTGGATGATCGGATCATCCGCGCCGACGAGGTCGGCGACGTCCAGCTGGTATTGCTCCAGCATCGCGTGTGCCTTGGCCAGGAACGCCTCGGCTTCGTGCTCGTTATCCGTGCCGCTGGCCTTCGCCAGCAGGGCCATGATCGTGGCCTTGATCTTGTCTGATGCCTTCATCTGTGTGCTCCTTCGTTGTTGCTATACCCTTGTCCGCGAGATTGCGGACAAGGGCAACCAATTTCTTAGATGGCCGCGTTGGCCTTGCGGTAATCGGCCTCTGCGGCCTTGTGGAAGTAGCCGTGGCCGAAGCTGCCGCGCTGGAGCATCTCGACCGGGGTCAGCTGGGGCGAGAAGCTCATACGAGCCACAGATACCAGCCGGTCGCCGCACCGATGAGAAGCCCCCCGGCGATCTCGGGCATGTGATGGAAAAGCAGGATTTTGATCCAAGGGCGCATTGTGTGTTCCTTCGATGTTGGCGGGGGCACCTGGCCCCCGCTGGTTGATCGATCAGCCCCGCAGCCACTTCTGATACTGGGTGCGGGCGGTGTAATAGGCGACCCCGTCGCGGACGGCCTTGGCGATGAAGTCCTTGCGCTTGAGCGTCACGCCGCGTTCCTCGGCTTCGGCCTCATACTCGGAAAACATATCGTGCACCAGCGAGGTGATGCCTTCCGGCTCCTCCGAGCGGCGGCGAAGAGCGACACCCTTGTAAATCCGGCTCTTGACCACAGGGGCGGCGACCTTGTCGAGCTTGATCGAGAAGGTGCCATCTTCGTTGGCGACAATGTAGCGGTCGAAGATCTGCGCGCTGTCCAGGCCCTCGGCCAGGCGCTGCTGGGCGCGACGGAAGCCACGGATTGCGGTGGCCTTGATGGTGTAGCTCTGGTTCGTCATTGACTTGCTCCTTGCTTCGTTGTTGATGTCCCCTTTTACGGACCAAAGAGGCCTTCGGCTACAAGAAAAGTATCCCCGGCGATCTTTTTTATCTCGACCTCGGCGCGCTTCTCGAACCACACGATGAAGCTCTCCCAGTCGATGTCTGCCACGACCCTGAGCAATCGCCCCTGCTCGATCACCAGCCGCGAGAACATCCGGACACGCCATTGGCCGCCATGCTGCTTCCAGATCAGGATCGGCTCTCGCTCGTCGGTCGCCTGCCGGAGAGTCTGCGCCCACCAGCTTCCGAGGCTGACCTGCTTGTGATGCTTGATCTCGATGGCGAGCCAATCGAGGCCGTCCAGATCGAACCCGCCCTGCTGGACCTGCTTCAAGTTGCGCTGCAACCTGGCCACAGGAACGCCTGCTTGCCCACACACGAGCGCCAAGCTCTCATTCAATCGGCGCGCCACGTCTCGCTCGGCCCTTTTCCCTTTCTGAATTGATAGCGATCCCATATCCTGCTCCTTTGTTTAATGATGTTTAAGTTGCCCTTAAACAAAAGTATCATTGAAATACAATAATTTATCATCATTTGTTTAATGTTTAATGTGTTTAATGATATTGCCCCCTTTTCATCGTGTATCTGATCTGTCCCTGTTTGTGTGTTTATTCATTAAACACGTTAAACACATTAAACATGGGGGTTTTCAATGGGTTAGTCATTAAACAGCCCATTAAACAACATTAAACAAGTCACTCATCCCATTGTTCCCCGACGGCATACACCGAAGCCGACGTCTTGAACCATTCCCTAGCCTGCTGCTTCGGCAGCTGGACGAGCATGCCCGCCTCGACCATGCCGGCGAGCGTGTCCTTGAGCGCCCGTGTTGCCCCGAGCTTGTGCGTCTTGAACGCCGCCCGCGATGCCGTGGCTTGCATGAGCAGGCGGTGAGGGATGCAGCCCTTGCGGTGATAGTCGCTGAACCGCGGCGCTCCTGTGGACAGATACTTCTTCACAACGCCCACCAGGTCGGCCTGCAACTTGCTGTCCCCGCTGCCAACGTCGCCCTTGCGATAGCGCGCCTGGATCGTGTCAATGTCCTGCTTGACGAGCTCAATGGCCCATGCCGCTTCACCTGCGGTGATCGTGGGCTTGTTGCTGTTGACCCCGACTGCGACGAGTGCCGCCATGCGGATCGCTTTCAGGTGGGCGCGATTCCAAAGGTAACGATCCGTGCTACTGCCCTCATTGATCTGATTGTCTGCGAACTCATCGAAGCGGTCGAGCAGGGCGAGGGCGTCGGCTGAGATTGCAACGTCGGTGCAGGCATGATTGGTGCTCATGGCCAGGATCGTCTGGATCAGGCTCGCCATCTTCTGGACGAGCGCCTCGGGCGGGGACGTCCAGGCGTTGCGATTGCGCCGGGGCCTGTCGCCGGTATATTCGATCACCGTGAACCGGGGGAGGAACCCGCTGGTTACGGCGCGCTCATCCAACGCAGAGAAAAACCCGTCGGGTTCTGTTTCGCCAAGAATCGTCAACGACGGAGCATGAACGACCGTCGTGTTCTTCTCCTTCTCGCTATAGACGGATGAGCGGAGCATCTGCCCCCATCCTGACTTTCCGTAAATGTCCAGGAACGCGGCGAGCAGGGTCGTCTCGGCCCCGTTGGCGCGCGGATCGGTCATCGCCTTGAGCCGGTGCCCAAACTCACCTAGCACCGAGACGAAGCAGGGCTTGTCTTGGAACGTCTTGACGAGCGCAGGCCCGGACGAGAAGTGGGCGGGGCCGATGAATTGGTCGGCCTGCGGCGTGATCTTTGACACCTGGCCAAACAAGCGGTCGATGCTCGACTGGACCGATTCCTTGCCTGAGCCCGTCTTGGCGAGCAGCAGGACATATTGGTTAAGGCCTGTCCGGCTCACGTTGAAGTTACGCCCGACGATCCCGGCCAGGACCGTGATGGCGGTTGCCAGCGCAATCTCACGGACAGGACGAATGGACGCGCCATACACGTATTCCGCCAGCTCCCCGATGAGCCCGGGCGGGAACGTGGTCGCGGCGCTGTCGCCCTTCGATCCCAGCGAGGGCGGCGGTGGGACAGATTGTTCAGTGCCTGCGGTGTTTACACCAGGCGGGGGCGGAGGGGGTGGATTCCCCCCAGTGGGCGCGGTGTTGACGCTGGGAGGGGGCGGAGGGGGCAACGCGACGGCCTGCGCCCGTTGCATGATCGCCGTAGGATCCACGGGGGGCGGTTGATCGTTGGTAATGCGCTGCCTCATCCGCATGATCGTCCTAGGGATATAGTCAGGGCGATAAGCCTTTTCCCGCTCGGCAAGCTTGGACATGAGGAACAGGCGCGTGACCTGCTGGTTGTCCGGCGTATAGAAGCACAAGAACTCGATCAGCGCGGAATCGGCGACCGACCAGTTGCCGTCGTAGTCGGTCATATCACCGCGGCAGAGGCGGTCAAACTTTTCCCCGTTGTCGGCGTTGCTCGCCATCTCGATCACCGCGGCATCGCTCATTGTCGCCGGGTCGCCGTCGCCAAGCTCCTTCCAGTTGATCGGTCCAAGCGACCCCTCGTTCTTGAGCAGGGGATAGATGTAGTCGAGAAGCGCCTGAATATCCGCAAGAGGCTTCTCGTTCTTGACGTCCCCGGTGCAGATCATAAATCGCTTGCCGGAATAAACCTCCAGGCAGTTGAGCTCGTTGTTGGCCCCTGTCGGGACAACACCAAGGCCGATGATATGTGTCCCCGCGCCCGATTGCGACCACTCGGAATAGGTCGTGCTTGCGGCCTCCATGATCGCCTCATGGAGATCTAAGACCATATCGTTCTTGGCCTTGTATGTGTCCAGGTCGATAACAGCGAAGGGATCTTCGTCGGTAAAGACAAATCCCTTGAGCGGCAGGGGCGAAGCCATGGCCTGCTCGAAGGTGCCCCAAGTGGAGGGATCTGTGGGCGAGCCCCAGCGGCCAGTCTTGGGGTCAATCGGCCTCTTGTATTCCGGGTTCTGTTTGCCCGTCGCATCAAAGGGCTCGCCGGTGCCGGCAACCATCCATTGAGCGCGCGCCCGCAAGGCCTGCGGAAAGTTGTTGCTCTTCATAATTTACAGCCCCAGCGACTTGCCTGTGAGAAAAGTATAAAGGGCCTCGACACGATTAACGCCGGGGTCATTGATCCGCCCCGCTGTGAAGCGTGCCTGCCAGTCAGGCGAGACGCCCGTGGCATCATATATGGCCAGTGCCGTGTGGTCAGTCGCCTTGAGAAGCTCCCGGGTCCGCGTCATAAGCGTCCCTGTCTCGTGCCTTGTCCATCGTCGCTTCATGTTGGTCTCCCTTGCTGGCCTTCATTCATAGGCGAGGCCATCGAGATCTTGCAAGGAATTTTTGCATGCTGCAATTTTTCGCTTGCAGGCTTCCGCAGGCATCGCATAGGCTGCAATTCTCAACACGCAATTAAGGAGACGTCACATGGCGAAGAACGCAAAGTCGAGCAACGAAAACCCTGACCCCTATTTGCAGCTCCTGTCCGAGTGGGAGGAGAACAAGCGCATGGCCGAGCATTACGCCGCGCTGGAAAAGGATCAGCGCGCGCTGCTTTTCGCCGGGGCGTTTCCGAACCCGGTCGAAGGCACGCAACGCCACCAGCTCCCAGACGGGCGGGTGATCGTCGGCCAACACAAGGTCAATCGTCGCATTGACGAAGCCGCACTGACCGTGACGCTCCAGGCACTGCGGGAGCAGGGCGTCGCCAACGCGGATCAGCTGGTGAAGTATAAGCCCGAGCTGGCCAAGCGCGAATGGAACAGCCTGTCCCCGGATATGAAGCTGATCTTCTCGACCGCGGTCATTGCAACACCTGGTTCGCCCACCATCGAAGTGCAGGCGGCCAAGGGGCTCAAGGCATGAGCGTTATCCACCAGCTCGACTTGATCGGCGACGAAATCCACTTCGCCGGTCATGTTGTCGCCATCGTTGCCTCGGACGTGCCGGCCTCAGTCGTCGGCTCTTTCGAGGACTTCATCCGCGACCCTATCGGCGAGCTTGAAGATGACAGGCCCGACCCTGAGCCGGACGAGATCGCCGACGGCGTGCGCGCCCGTTTCACGGAGCGCATGGACGAGCTCGAAACAATGGCGAGCAAGGCGGCGAGGGGCGGGTTGATTACGGTCGCCGCCCTCGCTAAGATCGTCGCTCAGCTCAAAGAGGAATTGTGATGACCACACCGCCGCCCCC